ACATGATGATGCTCGGAATCCCGATCGAAAAGCCGTTCCCGTCGACGAGCGAGAACAAGAAAAACACGCTCATGGTGATTCAAGACTGGCAGCTCGGACCCGAGCAGCCGTCGAACGAGCGCGGGGCAAACGCCGACTACTGGCGCGCGATTGCGAAGACGATGCAGCTCGACGAGGCCGAGGCCCGTCGCCGTCGCTGCTCGAACTGCGAGTACTACGACAACAGCACCAGGGCACAGGTCAAGATGGAGCGCATCCCTTGGAACGCCTGGGACGTCGACGCTGGGATGCGTGGATTCTGCACGAACTTCTCTTTCGTGTGCCACGACCTGCGCGTGTGCCAGGCGTGGGACGAGAAGGACTTCGAGGGCGAATGAGCACACTCGCGGAGACCCGAGCGAGCGACGACGCCGAGAAGATTGAGCGGCTCGAAGGGGCGATGCTTGCGCTTCCGCAGGTCGATTGCCCGATCGACCACTTCTTCGCTTCGGGCGTCTACGTTCGGCAAATGTCGGCACCTGCTGGCACGCTCATCGTCGGGCACGAGCACCGATTCGAGCACGTCTGCATCTTGCTCAAAGGCAGCATGACGATCGCAACGCCTGAAGGCGTTAAGACTGTTTCGGCTCCGCTGACGTTCATCGCTCCGCCAGGGCGCAAGGTTGCGCTCGTGCTCGAAGACATCGTTTTTCACAATGTCCACGCCACCGACGAGCGCGACCTCGACAAGCTTGAAGAGCAAATCGTTATCAAAAGCGACATCCACAACGAGACGCACGCGCTTCTCGAACGGCTGCGCGTCCACGAGCTATCTGATAGGGAGGCGTGATGGCATATGTCGCAACAGCAATTATCGGCGGGGCGGTCATCGGTGCCGTCGGCAGCTACTACGCGCAGACCGAAGCCGCCGACACGGCAGCAGGCGCGCAGCGCGACGCATCGCAGGCGGCGATCGCAGAGCAGCGCCGCCAGCAGGCCGAGATGGAGCGCCTCCTTGCGCCGTACATGCAGGCAGGGCAAGGCGCGCTAGGGCAGCAACAAGCGCTCCTCGGGCTCGGCGGCCCCGAGGCGCAACGGGCGGCGATTGCGCAGCTTGAGCAGGGTCCGCAGTTCCAGGCGATGGTCGAGCAAGGCGAGACCGCCATCTTGCAAAACGCATCGGCGACGGGCGGTCTGCGCGGCGGCAACACGCAAGCAGCGCTCGCGCAGTTCCGCCCGCAGATGCTCTCGCAGCTCATCAATCAGCAGATGGCGCAGCTAGGCGGACTCTCTGGCATGGGCCAGCAGAGCGCAATGGGCGCGGCAGGCTACGGGCAGCAAGGCACGCAAGGCGTCATCGGCCAGCTCGGCGCGCAAGGGCAAGCAGCGGCGGGCGCAGCGCTCGCGCAGGGTCAAGGCATGGCGAACATCTTCGGCGGCGTCGGCGGAGCTTTCGGGACGCTCGGCGGGCTTGGTGCGATGGGGCGAGGGCCGCTCGCTGGCGGTGGCGGAGGCGCGGCAGGCAGCGGCTACACGCCAGGCATGGGCGCGGCTGGCGTCACCGGCATGAACTTTAATCTGGGATGAGACCATGAACCAGCCTTTCAATTATACGCTAAGCGTACCGAATCCAGCCGAAGCCGTTACCGCAGGGCTACAGCAAGGCGTGCAGCTCGCCGGGCTCATGGAGCGCGCTGACCTCACGGCAGCGCAACGGCAGCAGACGGAAGCCGAAACCCGCGGCATCGCCGCAAAGCAAGCACGCGCGCAAGAGTTCCAAGGCGAGCTCGGCAAGCTCGGTGCGGAGGGCTTTTCGGCCAAGGGCCTTAACGAACTCATGCTGAAATACCCGGAAGCCGTCGAGCAGCTCAAGACGCCGTTCGCAAATCTCAGCACGCAGGAGCGCGAGACGAAGGTCGCAGAGATTCAGCCGATCGTCGCAGCGCTTAACGCTGGCGATCGCGTCACCGCTGGCGAGCTCCTGAACGGGCAAGCCGAGGCACTGCGCAACGCAGGCAAGACGCGAGAAGCTGACGCAGCAGACGTGCAAAAGAACCTCGTTCTCTATGGCAACCTCAACGCAGCGCAGACGAGCCTAAACACGGCGGTCGCAATGGCGATGGGGCCGGAGAAGTATGTCGAAACTTTCGGTAAGCTCGAAGACCAGCGCCGCGATCGGATGCTCGAAGATTCGACGAACCTTAAGGCGTACTCAGATGCGAAGGTCGCAGAGGCGAAGGCGATGTTTGCCGAGCTCCGCGAAAAGCTCGAAGTCGACAAGCTGAAGCCTAAGCCGATGGGCGTCGGCGGCCCTGCGAAGCCAGCGCTTTCTCTCAAGGATATGTTGAGCGCAGAGGGCAAGATTCGCGACGATTTTAACAGCGCTATTAAGCCGATCACGGAAATGCGCCGGACGTTTGAGCGGCTGGATTCGTCTGAAGACACCGCAGCCGGAGACCTTGCGCTCATTTTCAATTACATGAAGATGCTTGACCCTGGCTCTGCGGTCAAAGAAGGCGAATTCGCAACCGCGCAGAATGCAACAGGCGTCGGAGAACAAATTCGAAATCAGTTTAATAAACTTCAAAACGGCGAACGACTGAATCCAGAGCAGCGCGTGTCGTTTCGTTCACAAGCCGCTAAGATATATAAAGGTTATAAGTCTGACGAAACTAAAATAAGAACCGCCTACACGACCGAAGCGAAACGCTCAGGCCTTGACCCCGCGTCGATTTTCCTTTCCGCCCCGCAGGACGAAGAGCCAAAAGCCCCCGCGCAACCTGGCCCCGTGATGACGCCTGCCGCACCGACGAGCAGCGGCGGCGGGTGGTCTATCGTCGACGTCTCGAAGGGCAAGTGATGGCACGCTACACGGTCAAAGCGCCCGACGGCTCAACGATCGAACTTGACGGTCCCGAGGGAGCGTCTCAGGCCGACGTCATCGCGCAAGCTCAACGGCTCTACGCGGAGCGGCAAGCGCCAGCCTCGCCGCCCGAAACGACGACGGCGGGGCAACCAGCGCGGGCGCAAGGCACACCGCGAGAAGAGCCTGGCGTCATTGCTCAACTAAAGGAGTCGTTCAGCGGGACCGCACGCATGACGCCGGAGATTGCGCAGCTTCCTGACATTGGCTCGATGCCGGAGCGCAATCAGTTCAGCGGACCGGGATTCAAGGCTGCGCTCGGTCAGATTGCGTCCTCTGGCCCGCAAGAGACCGCGCAGGTCATCGGTCAGAACTTCCCAGGCGTGATGGCGCGCGTTGACGCAAAGGGAAACTACATCCTTCGCTCGGCGATTGACGGACGAGAATACGCCATCAAGCCTGGCTTTCAGGCGAGCGACATTGCGCCCGCAATCGGCAAGATGCTGCCGCAGATTGCGGCGTCGCAGATTGTTGCGCCCGCTGCGGCAGCGATGGGGCTCGGCAAGGCTGCGCAGCTTGCTTCCGCACTCATGACGGCAGGCGTCGTGCAGACGGCAACGGAAGAAATCTCTGCGAAGGCAGGCGGTCAAGTAGAGCCCGGCGAGGTCGCGAAGGCCGTCGTGGGCGAAGTGCTCGGACAAGGCGCTGGCGCGGCAATTCGAGGCGGCGTCTCGCTCGCGAAGAGCGGCGCGCGTTCGGTCAAGCAAGCGTTCCGCAAGGTCACACCAGGGGCCGCGGAACAGACGCTAGAGCAAGCAGCCGGAGTCGCGACGCAAGCGCAGCCGATTCCGCCTACTGGTGGCACTCCGCAGGCCGCTGCCGCACCTGCGCAGCAGTTCCTCGAACCTGCCGAGCTTGCCGACATCGTGCGCAAGGCGTCGCGAGGCGGCATCGGCTCGGCTAACGCGAAGCAGCAGCTAATCGACCTTGCGCGCGTTAATCCGAAGGCGAAGGCCGATGCGGAGGCGCTGGGCATCGAGCTCCCGATTGATGTCTTCGCCGACAACCCGCAGCTCCGAGCGGCGGCTGGCCTTGTGCGCTCAAAGGCTGCTGGCGCAGAAGAAACCGCATACAACGAGGCAATCAAGAACGCGGCAACGCGAGCCGACGACCTCATGCGAGAGTTCGGCGCGACGTTCGTCGAAGGCAAGCCCGCCCCCGCAGAGGTTTCCGATCGCGTGCTTGCGTCGCTGACCGGGGAATCGGAGCAACTCGCCGCGAAAGCAAAGCCTCTTTACGAACAGTTTGACGCGAAGGTGGGCAAGCAGACAAAGATCACGCTTCCCAGCCTCGCCGCCGAGCTTGAATCGGTGACGAGCTCCGTTCTCCCGAGCCAGCTCACGAAGGCCGAAAAGGGTCTTCTCGCGCTCGTCCGCAAGAACGACAAGGGCGAACTCGTCGAGATTCCCTACAACGCGCTCATGCGCGAGAAGAGCGCTATCTTCGATCAGGTCGAGAAGCGCATCGGCAACAAATACAAGGACATCGACCAAGTCCAGCTCACCCGCTATTACGACATCTTGCGCAAAGAGCAGCTCTCCGTCGCAGAGCGACTCGGAGATTCTGACGCAGCAAGCGCTCTGCTCGATGCGAACACGCTCTGGGCGAAGAAGAAGGAGCTCGACAACCGAGTTATTGAAGGCTTCGGGACGGCGGCAGATAACAGCATTTCGCGCCTGATGAAATCTGCGTTCAAGGGCGCAGCCGAAGGCGACCGCAAGTCGTTTAATCAACTGAGCGACATCATTAGCCGCGTGCCCCCGGAGCTTCGCCGCGAGACGTTCTCAACGGCGCTAGCCGCCTCGGTGCGCAGCGGGTCTAAGCTTCAAGGCCTAGACCCTAACGCCTTCGGGTTCTCCGAATACACGAAGATTTATCAAGGGCTTCGCGGAAATTCAAAAGTGTACAAGGAAATTGTCGACTCGCTCGGGCCGGGGTCCGACGAGACGCTTCGCCGACTCTACGAAGTGTCAAAGCGCGTCACTGACGCGCGAGCGAGCGTGCTTAAAACCGGGAAGGCGAATCAAGTCTACATCGACCAGCTTAATGCGGAGGGTTTTGTTGACAAAATTGCCGACGTTGCGCTTCGCGGCGGCGTTGGAAAGATGGCTACGACAGCGTTCGGCGCTGGCGTAGGTGGCCCGATTGGCGCTGCTGCTGCCGCTGGCCTCATCAACGCGGCAGGGCTTCGCAAGAGCGGCGTGCAGGCGGCATCTGAACTCTTTGCAAGCGAAGAATTCAAGCGACTCCTCGCCGAAGCGGCAGTTCGCCAAGCATCCGACCGCAGCATTCGCTCGCTCGCCGTGTCTACGGTCTTTGCCAAGTTCGCAAACGCCACCGGACTCCCGCGTGCTATCCAAGGCCGCGATCGCTGGATTCGCGACGCGCTTGCAACGCAGGCGAAGCCTGCCAAGGACCAGACCCCATGAGCGCCTTTTCCGTTTCCGAACCATTCCCGACGTTTCACGACCGCGACGGGCAGCCGCTCGACGCTGGCTATCTTTATTTTGGCACGGCGGGCCTCCCTGCGTTGTCGAATCAGATTCCCGTTTTCGTCGACGCTCTGCTGACGATTCCCGTCGCGCAGCCGGTGCGCACGACGAACGGATTCCCGCAGTACCAGGGCGCGGCGTGCAGGCTCT